ATGCTCTCTCCGGAATTGTTTCCCTGCTTTGGCATCAGCTCGCTCGGAATGTGCGAGTATAACCCTAATGCACCTGCTTCCGTTTATTTCTCAGTTGGGGATGCGATCGCCGCGCTCGCCCTTACACTGGCAGTTCAACAATTTCTGAAGCCAATCTATGAATTCCGGCTTCGAATATTGAAAATACGCTTTTCTTTTATCTTGGTTGCCGTTTTTATCGGGGCGGTCTGCGCCGTATTTGCTGCACTCGTACCCAATATTGCATATCTCCGCGGTAATACATTTGGATATCCGCTGTTCTGGGAAGTCATTGGTGCCTTGTTTATCGGTTTGGCGTACGCTGTGATTGGCTATTTTTCCATTGGGAATACAAGTGTATCTGCTCGAAACGTTGAGTATTTTTGGGCGGCAACTGCAATACTATTAAGTGAGGCGACGGACGATGATCGATCTGCGTTTGCAAAGGAAATATTGGCGAGTAAAAACTTACATAAGCTGGTACGCATTGCCTCTGCGACAAAGTTAGCTAAAGCGCATGCGTATGAAATTGAATTTGAGAAGCTACGAGAGCAGGGTAAGGAAAACCAAGGTATTCGTGGCGTTCCCGCTCTCAGCCCATTCTACGTTTTTGCAAACAGGGACAAGTTGGATGCCTGCTGGTTCGCTTGGCAGACACTTCAGATTCTTTCTGATTCTGATTTTTGTAGGGTCGTAATAAGAAGGCACCCTTGGGATTTTCTTCGTTCAATTATTTCTTTGCTTGAGGAGGATATTGATTTTAATTCGCTTCAAAGCTTCGTTCAATCTGTTATCTGGCAGGCGTTGCAGGTTGACGATGGAATTCTAGCGAAAGAAAATAGCTATCGAGGTCTCGGTAACCACAAGGGATTTGCAAGGACTTTCTTTGAAAATGATAATATTTCATCTCTGCGACCGTTAGATGGTCTTGAGATGATAAGCTTAGGAAATCCGAGCGCTTGCTTCGTCTCCCGCTTGAACATGGCGTGCGAAATGATGGTTTCGTCCGAGATAACAAGGGGAACATTTTGGGATCGCTCGTCTACGCATGATATCTTCGGAGCTTACGAGAACATATTTCAGTCTATCGGTTCTGCTCGATCAGGTGGTGTAGTCTCGCCGTACTTAGGCGATGCGGGGCGCGGGGTTAACAGTATAACAGAAAAAGTTTTGGGCGGTATCGAGGATTGTGACCGCGATCTCTATAATAGTTTGTTTCTCTGGGATGTTCAGAATGACAGATATAGACCTATTAGTGGTGCGGCGAACTTATCTATACAACTTTTTGATTCTATATCTTATAAATTTGATGGTTATGCAGATCCTGCGTGGCTTCTTGCGATTAATACATTTAATCTATTCTTCCAGGATATTGGAGAGCAACCTTTGGGGTTGTCGCCTCTTCAGCAGGCAGTCGCTGTTGGTCTGATTGAGCGGCTAAGGCAGAACATGAAGGGTTTCTATCCAACCTTATCGAGGGTGCTGCTGGCGGTAGTCGGGCCATATAAAAGAGAAGCCGAGGAAAAAGTGGGAACGGCATTCTGGCTTTTTAGAGAAGCCGTTTATGTAGAGCTTAAAAAGCTAAAAGAACTTTATAATATTGATCCGAAAAAAGTACATGAACGCCTGCCTTTCAACGTCGTATATGACGCAAATGAGGACATGCTGTTGCACACTTACTTCGGTGGGGAGCAAGTAAAAACATACTTGGGCAAGCTGCATATATGTGAGATTGATTTTATGTTTGAAGGCAACCTCCGGAAACGAGACTGAGTTTGACCATGGAGTTGTGTCGGTAACGCGCGTTGATTGTACCGCCTAAGGTTCCTGATTCCACGCCGTTCCTGTAGTCGTGCCGCCCTTTGTTGCGTCTGTCAGGCAATACACCGTCGGGAAAAAATAAAACCACCCTGGAGATAGGCATATTCCGGTCCGTGTTGTTGCTGTTGTATGTTCCGTATTCCTGAATCCGTGTCATTTTATTGCTCGCTCTCGCAACGAATATCTATCCCAACACCTGTTTACCTATACGCGCGTGAAAGGCACGGGGTGGTGTGGGATTGGGGTGGGGGTTGATAGTGGCCGGTTGCCTCTTTCGGCCTGAGGTTCTCGCCTTCGCGAGAATGACAGCCTGATAGTGAGGGCGGCTTCATGGTGAGGTTCCCGCCGCGAACACCCGCTCACCCCGCATCCCACACTGAACCGGTCCGGCGAAGCTCCCGCCCCGCCGAGCCGCCCGCCCCACCCGGGCAGAGTCGCTTGGATCTACTCTTTGGCTGTTGTCGTCTTGATGCCGTGGCGGGTGTTGAAGCTTTTGACTTCTGGCTAGGCGACGCCTCGGCCTCCGGCCAAGACGGCTCGGTATCTCTTGACGTGGCTGTCGGGGTCCTCAGCGAGTTCCGACTTGAGCTAGGGCACCGTCCACTCCGTCTTGGAGAAGGGGCCGCCGAGCGCGGCCTCAAGCGTGTCGGCGACCTCGCCATAGGTCACCGTGTCGAGGCGGGCGAAGAGGACGGCCAGCTCGCCGATGGTCTCGCCTCGACGCTGAGCTTGGCGTCGATCGCCGCATGCTGTGGGGGTCAGAAGCTCCAACGCGATGATCGCGGCGGCGCTGTGTGACCACAGCAGACGGATCTGGTTTTAGCCCTCCCGCTTTCTCACCTCGTACCGTCTATGTGTTTCCTAAGGTTCCGAGAACCTCCGGCGCTGGGGCAGGGCGTTTATCTTCCTTGGTTTTCCGGGAAATTTACGGTTCACACTGCACAGGAAGAGCTCTTTTTCGTACCGTACCGTCTACACCCCCCTACCTGCTATTTTCCTGAATCTGAGACATTATATTGCTCTCGCACGCAATGAATCTCCGTCCCAACGTGCCTTTTCCTATACTCGCGTGAAAGGCAGACGGTGTGTGGGGAAAGGGTGGAGGGTGATAGGGCCCGGGTGCCTCTTCGGCCTGAGGTTCTCGCCTTCGCGAGAATGACAGCCTGATAGTGATGACCGCCCTATGGTGGGGCAGCTTGGTGGGGAGGTTCTCGCCTTTGTTGGGAATGGCGGGCCTGTCGGCGTGGCGTTTGGCGGGCTGCCTCAACTCCGCCTCGTCCGTTAATGCCTTGTCGCCGCTCGCCCTTCTGTCCCGGCGCCTAACCGCGCAATCCCGCGCCTTTCCCGTCCGCTTTGCCCGTTAACACTTCGCCGTCATCCTCTGCCTTGCCCCACGACGCGCCGCGTCGGCTTCCATTGAGGGAGAGCCGGCATGGCAGACCAGATGACGATGCGCGCCAGAGAGCGTGCGGATGAGAGTGAGCGGGACGGCGGTTGGTCGTCCGGCGGCGGGCGGGGGATGGAGCCTATCCGCCAGCCTCTGAACCGGGTGATTGCCGGCAGTGGCCTGCTGCAGCACCGGCCGATCAAGCCGGATCAAGCGGAGCGAAAGGCGGGGGCGCCGGCACATGGTCCGGATGGCGTCGCGCAGGGCGCGGGCGGCGACGGCCGGCCGGCGCATCGGTTGCCGGGGTTGGCCTCGGCCGAGGTGCCGCCGCGCTGGAAGGGGCGGCCGGAGACGGTGGCCGATCGCGCCCTTGAGGGACAGCCGGACACGTGGTTCTCGGTGGCGCAGATGAGCCGCGACGAGGTGCGGGCGCTGTTCGACTATCGCGACAACGGCCGGCTCTACTGGCGCGAGCTGACGGGCCGGCGGCGGCCGGAGGCGGGCGGCGAGTTCTATCGCAAGAAGCTGGACGCCGGTCCGATCTGGACCATCCAGATCGGCAGCCGGGCGACCGTGACGCGCTACATGCGCCGCATGCTGGTGTGGAACTGGCACTTTGGTGGCACCGACCGCGTGCTGCTGCCGATCAACGGCGACACGATGGACGACCGCATCGAGAACATCCGCCTGGGGGCGTTGTTCTCGGAGATTAGCTCCGGCCTTGCTGCGGCCGAGGCGGTGGAGCCGCCGGAGCGGGAGACGGGCATCGCCTGTCCGTGCTGCGGCGGGGTGGCGCCGGTTCTGTCGCCGCACCTGATCGCCCGCGCCTATGAGCTGCCGCCGCAGCAGGAGGCGATCCTTGCCCGCGTCTGGCGCGGCCGGGGCAAGCCGGTGACCGGAGAGGCGATCATCAGCGAGATGTATGCCGACGACGAGGGCGGCGGGCCGGAATACGAGACGGCGCGCAAGTATTTCAAGACGCAGCTGAGCCTCTTGCGGAAGCGCATCGAGGGCTCGGGCGTGGTGATCGAGACGGCCGGCTATCAACGCGGCTTCAAGCTGGTGCTCGGGGAAGGCGGCAAACCGGAGACGGGTAGGCTGCCCGGCGAGATGAGCGAGGAGTGATCCGTGCCGCGCAAGGGACCCGACAAGGTGGATGCCGGCTGGCTGCTCGGCCGGCTGATCGACGAGGCGAATGCCGACATCGCCGACCTCTACGACGGCGAGGGGAAGCTGAGGCCGATTGCCGAGTGGCCCGAGGTGTGGCGGCAGGGGTTGGTGCAGGGCGTGGAGATCGAGGAGCGGTTCGAAGGGCGCGGCAATGCCCGGGAGCAGGTGGGCTTCGTCAAGAAGATCCGGTTGAGTGATCGCCTGAAGCGGCTGGAGCTGATCGGCAAGCACATCGGGGTGAAGGCGTTCGAGGAGACGGTCAGGGTGAAGGGGCTGGAAGGGCTGGGGGAGAGGCTGATGCGGGCGCGGAAGCGGTTGGCGGAGGATGGGAAATGAGGGGGGGAGCGCTCGTGGAGGTATCCAGCTATCTCCCCTTTCTATCAAGCTGTCATCCTTGCGAAAGCGAGGACCTCAGGACGGTAGAGCGAGGGGGCAGTATCGGGCTGCCTCGGTTTGTGGAGTGTGATATCGGCCGGGAGTTTCATTCTGCCCGAGGTCCTCGCGTTCGCAAGGATGACAGCATTATATATAGGGATAATAAGCTGTTAGGTGGCCGCCCTGCTCAATCGAGCTGTCATCCGGCGGTGCTTTTCGCTAGCTCCGCATCGAGCCACCGTCCCGCCTACTCCAGTTATCTCCCGTTCCCATCAAGCCGTCATCATCCGTGCTCCAGCTATCTCCCGTTTCTATCAAGCTGTCATCCTTGCGAAAGCGAGGACCTCAGGACGATAGAGCGGGAGGGTGGTATCAGGCACCTTCGGTTTGTGGAGCGTGATATCGGCCGGGAGTTTTGTTCTGCCCGAGGTCCTCGCGTTCGCAAGGATGACAGCATTATATATAGGGATAATAAGCGGTTAGGTGGCCGCCCTGCTCAATCGAGCTGTCATCCGGCGGTGCTTTTCGCTAGCTCCGCATCGAGCCACCGTCCCGCCTACTCCAGTTATCTCCCGTTCCCATCAAGCCGTCATCATCCGTGCTCCAGCTATCTCCCGTTCCCATCACGCTGTCATCCTTGCGAAAGCGAGGACCTCAGGACGGTAGAGCGAGGGGGTGGTATCGGGCTCGCGCGGGTTTGGGAGCGTGATATCGGCCGGGAGTTTTGTTCTGCCCGAGGTCCTCGCGTTCGCAAGGATGACAGCATTATATATAGGGATAATAAGCGGTTAGGTGGCCGCCTATCTCCATTGAGCTGTCATCCAGCAATGCCTTTCGATGTTTCCGCATCGAACTGCGATCCCGCGCAATCCAGCTATCTCCCGCTTCCATCAAGCTGTCATCTAGCGGTGCCTTTCGATGTTTCCGCATCGAGCCGCCACTCTGCGCAATCCAGCCATCTCCCCTCACTATCAAGCTGTCATCCTTGCGAAGGCGAGGACCTCAGGACGGTAGAGCGAGAGGGTGGTGTCGGGCTGCCTCGGTTTGTGGAGCGTGATATCGGCCGGGAGTTTCGTTCTGCCCGAGGTCCTCGCGTTCGCAAGGATGACAGCATTATATTAAGCGATGACAATCGGTTAGGTGATCGCGCGATGAATGTGCGCCGCTCTCGGAGCGCTTTCCCATGACCGCCCCTCCCGATCCCAACGAGGAGCTCATCCGTCTCGCCGCCGAGTGCCGGTATGATCCCGATCGCTGGTCGGTGGCCGCTTATGATTGGGGCGAGGGGGATCTTGCGGCCCACGCCGGGCCGCGCCAGTGGCAGCGGGAGATCAATCGGGAGATCCGGGATCATCTCGCCGATCCCACCAAGCGCTTCACGCCGCTCAGGATCGCCGTCGCGTCTGGCCATGGCATCGGCAAGTCGGCCGAGATGGGGATGCTGTCCAACTGGGCGATGTCGTGCTGGGCCGATTGCAAGATCGTGGTCACCGCCAACACGCGCTCGCAGATGCAGACCAAGACGGCGCCGGAGATGGGGCTGTGGTTTCGCCGCGCCGTGACGGCGCACTGGTTCGACGCACAGGCGCAATCGATCCGCAGCCGCGATCCGAAGCGGGCCGACAGCTGGCGGCTCGATTTTGTCACCTGGTCGGCCGAGAACACCGAGGCTTTCGCCGGCCTGCACAACCAGGGCCGCATCATCCTGCTGCTGTTCGACGAAGCTTCGGCCATCGCCGACAAGGTGTGGGAGGTGGCCGAGGGCGCGCTGACCGACGAGGGGACGGTGATCGTCTGGGTGGCGTTCGGCAACCCGACGCGCAACGGCGGCCGCTTCCGCGAATGCTTCCGCCGCTATCGCCACCGCTGGATCACCCGCCACATCGACAGCCGCAGCGTGGAGGGCACCAACAAGGCCTACCTGCAATCGATCGTCGACGATGCCGGCGGCGAGGACAGCGACGTGGCGAAATACCGCGTGCGCGGCCAGTTCCCCAGCCAGAGCCCGATGCAGTTCATCGGCGAGGCGGATGTGGAGGCAGCGCGGGTGCGGCACCTTCGGCCCGAGCAATATGGCTTTGCGCCCAAGATCATCGGCGTCGACCCCGCCTGGACCGGCGTCGACAAGGTGGAGATCGTGCTGCGCCAGGGCCTGATGGTGAAAAACCTCGCCAGCCTGCCGCGCAACGATAACGACGTGGAGGTGGCCAATCTGATCGCCCGCTTCGAGGACGAGGAGGGCGCGGACGCGGTGTTCGTCGACGCCGGCTATGGCACCGGCATCGTCTCGGCCGGGCGGACCATGGGGCGAAACTGGCGGCTCGTCTGGTTCGCCGGCAAGCCCATCGACCCCGGCTACCTCAACAAGCGGGCGGAGATGTGGGGCACGCTGAAGCGCTGGCTGAAGGACGGCGGCGCCATCGACCCGCAAGACCAGGGCCTTTTCGACGACCTGATCGGCCCGGAAACCGTGCCCCGGCTCGACGGCAAGATCCAGCTGGAAAGCAAGGCCGACATGAAGGCGCGGGGGATTCCCTCGCCGAACAGGGCGGATGCGCTGGCGCTGACGTTTGCCGAGCCGGTGGTGAAGAGAGGGGCGGGGCAGGGCGGAGGTGGGAAGCGCCTTACCGATGGCGAGAGGTACGACCCACACGCGGGACTGTGATCGGGCGGGCGCTGGGGCGTGGGGCGCCGCCTTCGGGGTCGATCTTTTCGGTGCGCATGTAATCCATGCAGATCACGACGTTGGTGTAGGTCAGCAGGAACATGCCGAACAGGGTGATGACGTACCAGTAGGCGATGCCCGGCAGATCGATGCCGCCGTTCCCCGTCGTCAGGAAGGGCACTTTCCCGGTTGCGAAGACGTATGCCGTGCCGAGGATGATCGCCACCAGAATATACGCTGCCAGCGACACGACGAGCCGCCAGTAGACGGTTTGAATGGACATGAGACCCCTGCCGATAGCGGCGATGAAGCCGGGGGCCTTTTGCATGATGCCCGCCGGTACCCAACTGCCCAGCAGTGTGACGACGGCCGGAATAGCCAGCACCAGAACTCCAAAGAAGGCGACGTAATCGGGGTTGGTCCTCACGCCAGTGTTGGCCTTGATGATCACCATTTTGATGAGCAGGGCGGTCGTCAAACCGGCAATGATGGCGGCAATCGTCGCCACCTTGAGGCCGGCCTTCAGCCTGCCGTGCCCTCTCAAGTTAGCCGCGCTGGTGAGCGAAGTGCCATGAAGGATCACGAGGGGTATGTTGGCGCACAGGAAGGCACAGACGAAGAGCACTCCGGCGTTCACGGAGTGCCCGAATGTCCCGAGGCTGCGCAGCGTTTGCAGGACAATCACGACCAGAGCCAGGAAGAAATAGAACCGCAGGTTTTCGCTGATGATGCGAGCCGACCTGGTCAACATGCTGCGTCCCCTCCGACGTGTTGTGCCCGGAAATTATCCGATGCCGCAAGGAAACGCTCCTTGAGATTGTGTTCATGGTGAATCTGCACGTTTAAGGCGCGTGTTGCTGGGCCAATCCCCGCCAACCGCAGCGTGGAAACCCCACTCGCCTTATTCCCGAACGGTACGACCCACATGCGGGGCTTTGACCATGTGCCTTTCGAGATCGACTCCCAAGGTGGAGCAATACAAGACATCCGCGCAGGCGCAGGAGCCGGATAACGGCGCCGTGCAGACCTCGGCGGCGCGGCGGGCGACCGACAAGCTGAGGGCCGGCGCCTCGACCATCCTCACCAGTGCGACCGGGGTGCTCAATGCTGCGAGCACCCAAAAAGCAACCGTTCTGGGGGTGTAAATTCTACTCCGGCGGCCATCTAGCGCAGCTTTCTGCGCTTCCGGTGCTCACGGACCTGAACGTCCGCTCCGCTCCGGTTCTCGACAGCCGCGCCAGCTGACTCGCCGGAGCGAATTTCCAATCAGCCTTGAATTTTACTCGGAGGTGAGGACACCCCATGCCTGAAGCGCGCGCCAATGAAACGCAGGTCCAGTATCACCGCCGCCGGGCCGAGGAGCTGAAGCGGGTTCGCCAGCCGTGGGAATCCACCTGGAGCGGCCTCGCCGATTTCGTGGCGCCGCACCGGCTGCGGCTTGAGGCGGCCGACGAGCGGGCGATATCGCGCAAGCGCATTCTCGACCCCTCGGGCACCTTCGCCTGGCGGACGCTGGCCTCGGGCATGCATTCGGGGCTGACGTCGCCGGCCCGTCCCTGGTTCCGCTTTGCCACCACCGATCCGGAGCTGCGCGAGTGGGGGCCGGTGAAGCTGTGGGTGGACGAGGTGGAGAGCATCGAGCGGCGGATGTTCCAGCGCTCAAACGTCTATCCGGCCTTCCACGAGGGCTATGGCGACATCGGCCTGTTCGGTCAGTCCTGCGGCATCTTGATCGAGGGTGGCGACGATCCGCTGCACATGATCCAGCTGCTGCACGGCCGCTTCTGGATCGCCAGGGATGCCGAGGGGCGGGCGACGACGCTCTACCGCATGCTCCGCTGGTCGGTGGAGAAGATCGTGCGGCGGTTCGGCTTGGAGACGATTTCCTCGTCGGTCCGCTCGGCCTATGACGCCGGGCGCTACGACCAGACCTTCGACATCTGGCACGCCATCGAGCCGCGGTTCAATCGCGATCCGCAGAAGATCGACAAGCGCAACAAGCCGTTCCTTTCCAACTACTGGGAGGCCAACGGCAATTCCGGCGCCAAATCAAGTGAAAGTGGCCTGCTGGAGGAGAGCGGCTTCGACAGTAATCCGATCATCTGTCCGCCGTGGCTGATCTGCGGCGACGACAGCTATGCGCAGTCGCCCGGCATGGACTCCATCGGCGACGTCAAGTCGCTGCAGGCCATGGTGCGCGACAAGCTGGAGGTGATCGCCAAGCTGGCCCGGCCGCCGCTGCAGGGGCCGACGAGTTTGAACGGCAACCCGATGTCGCTGCTGCCGGGGGCCATCACCTTCGTCGATGATCCCACGGGCAAGGGATTGCGGCCGGTGATGGAGGCGAGCCCGCAGATCGGGCCGCTGCTGCAGGACATCAACGAGACGCGGCAGCGCATCAACTCCGGCTTTTACGCCGACCTGTTCCTGATGCTGGCCAACATGGAAGGCGTGCAGCCGCGCAACCAGTTCGAGATCGCCGAGCGCAAGGAAGAGAAGCTGCTGGCGCTCGGGCCGGTGCTGGAGAACATCTACAACAACCAGTTGGAGCCCTGCGTCGACCGCGCTTTCGAGATTGGTTTGAAGCGCAACCTGTTCCCGCCGCCGCCGCGCGAGATCCAGAACCAGCGGCTGGCGGTGGAGTACATCTCGACGCTGGCCCAGGCGCAGAAGGCGGTGGCGACCGGCGCGGTGGAGCGGCTGGTATCGTTTGCCGGCCAGTGGGCGGCGATGAAGCCGGAGGTGCTCGACAAGCTCGACGCCGACCAGTCGATCGACGTCTACGCCGACATGATCGGCGCGCCGGCAGCCATCGTGGTGCCCGACGACAAGGTGCAGGAAGCACGGCAGGCAAGGGCGCAACAGCAGCAGCAGGCGCAGATGGCGCAGATGGCGAAAACCGTGGCGCCGGCGATTTTGGCCGGGGCCGATGCGGTGAAGGCGGGGAAAGATGCGGGCATCGATCCGGCCGCGGCGCAGCAGCTGATGGCGCAGCTGGGGATGGGTGGGGGGTAGGGGGGAGGGAGGCTGATATCGGCCCGCTCGCTCTACCTTCCTGAGGTCCTCTGCCTGCGCAGAGGATGACAGATTTATATGAATAAAAACAATAACATAGGTTGTCATCCTGCGCGAAGGCGCAGGACCTCAAGCAGAATATGGCGATAGGCCGATATCGAGCGTTTCCGAACGGCGCGGATATCCGGCCGCATGAGAATCTCCGGCTACACGGAGGGTCGGTGGGGGGCAAGGGGCCTGATATGGGCGGCTCGCTCTACCTTCCTGAGGTCCTCTGCCTGCGCAGAGGATGACAGTTTGATAGGGGCGGGTGAACGGGCGCGTCGGCTGCTAACACGCTGTTATATATATAATTCTCCTGTCATCCTCTGCGCAGGCAGAGGACCTCAGGCAGAACGGGGCGAGGGGCCGATATAGGGCCATTCTGCGTGGCTTGGGCGTCGGAACGTGCGACGAAACAGCGCAAAATCAACAGGATATCTTTGTGATGCTCGATGAGTTCGAAGCGCGTGAGGCGCGGGATGCGGAGGCGCGGGCACGCGCTGCCCAGGAGGAGGCCGATCTGATCGATGCCTTTCGCCTGCTGATGGAGAGCGGCGAGGGCAAGCGGGTGGTGTTCTGGCTGTTGGGTCGCGCCGGGCTCTACGCCAATGCCTTCGATGCCGGCAGCGAGGCGGCGGAGCGCTATCGGCTAGGGCGGCAATCCCTGGGCCTGGAAATTCTGCAGAAGCTCGATCTGGTGGACGCGCGGCTTTACCCGCGCCTGCTCCTGGAACGCGGCGAAGCCAGGGAATTGGAACGGGCCGCCCGGGTGGCCGGCGGCAAAGCAAGCGAAGATGGGGACGACCAATATGCTTGAGCGATGGATGATTGGCGCGGCGGTATTCGCGCCTGAAGGCGACGGCATGGGCGGCGGCGCGGATGTCGGCGCGGCGCCGGAAAGCCTGATGTTCCCGAGCGAGGCCGGCCCGCAGGAGGGCGGCGCGCCAGTCGAACGCGATGGCGCGGCTCATCCATCCGAAACCAAGGCCGGCGCCAAGGACGGGGCCGAGGACGCGGCCAAGGATGAGGCGAACACCGCCGACCCCGCCGACGAAATCCCGGAAGACGGCCGCTATGACTTCAGCCTGCCCGAGGGCATGGCGATCGACGAGAAGCTGGCCGAGGCGATGTCGCCTGTCCTCAAGGATATCGGTCTGACGCGTGGCCAGGCGCAGGCCTTGGCCGGGGCGCTGGCCGCTCATCGGCAGGCGGAAGCGGCGAACGGCAGTCGCGAGTGGGCCGACATCCAGACGGGTTGGGTCAACTCGGCCAAGAAGGATGCCGAGATCGGCGGTGCCCGCTGGGACACGTCAGTCGCCACCGCGCAGGGCGCGCTTGCCCGCTTCGGCACGCCGGGCCTCAAGGCGTTTCTCACCGAAAGTGGCGGCGGAAACCACCCGGAAGTTATCCGGTTCATGGCGCGCGTCGGCAACGCGATCGCTGAAGACCGACCGGAGAGCGGCGGGGCAGGGGGCGGACGCCCCCGAGAGGCCGCCCACCTGCTGTTTCCGAGCGACAAGCCCAAGGGGTAAATGACACATGGCCACCGTTGGCACCTACTACCCGAACCTGATCGACGCGCAGAAGCAGAGCGCCGAGGGCACGGTTCTCGAAATCCTGTCGCAGCAGAATCCGGTGCTGGACGACGCGATGGTGACCGTCTGCAACCAGCAGGCCAGCCACCGCCACATGATCCGCACCGGCCTGCCGTCCGTCGCCTGGGGGCGCCTCTACAAGGGCGTGCCGCAGTCCAAGGCCACCGTGCAGCAGGTGGACGACACGACGGGCTTCCTGGAAGCCCGCTCGGAGATCGATGTGCGCCTCTTGGCGCTCGCCAAGGACGCGGCCAAGCAGCGCCTCGTCGACAGCGCGCCGTTCCTCGAGGCGATGAACCAGGAGATGGCGACCGGCATCTTCTATCACGACGTCGCCACCACGCCGGAGAAGTTCAAGGGCCTCGCCGCCCGCTACAACGCCTATTACGACGGCCCCAACGCCACCAAGCCCAACGTCGCCGCCGGACAGGTGATCGACGGCGGCGGCCGCGGCGCCGACAACACCTCGATCTGGTTCGTCACCTGGGGCGATCACGCCACCTCGCTGCTCACGCCCGAGGGCATCCCCACCGGCGTTCAGGTGGCCGACAAGGGCGAGGAAGTGACGCTGGATGCGGCCGGCAACAAGTTCTACGTCAAGTCGACGCTGTTCTCCTGGCATGTCGGCATGTTCGTCAAGGACTGGCGCTACAACGCCCGCATTGCCAACATCGATGTCAGCGACATGCTCTCGGGCTCCGTCGACATCTGGAAGCTGCTGCGCGAGGCCTACTATCGCCTGCAGTCGCGCCGGCTGAACGCCACCTCCAGCCGCATCGCCATCTACATGAACCGCGACGTGCTGGAAGTGCTGGATGCCCAGTCGAGCGATCGTTCGCTGGTGACCAATGCCGGTGCCTATAACTACGCGGCGCCCGGCCTCAAGCGCGACAGCCTCGAGGGCAAGGAAGTGCTGACCTATCGCGGCATTCCGATCAGGGAAACTGACGCGCTGCTGAACACCGAGGCCGCTTTGCCTGCGTATGCAGGCTGACCACTGACGTCTGAAGTGCCCGCTCCGGCGGGCGCCTTTCTCCCCGCTTTTTCAAGGACATTCAAATGATCCTGGACAATCAGGCGCTGTTCTCGGACGCTCAGCCGATCACCGCGACAGCCGCCTCCACAAACACTCTCGACTTCGGCCCGATCTCGCCGGCCATCAAGAATTTCGACGCCGGCAAGGGCAGCGAAGTGGCCCTGCTGGTGCAGGTGGTGGAAGACTTCAACAACCTCACTTCGCTGCAGATCGACCTCGAGCTCGACACCTCCACCACCTTCACGCCCGACAAGGTGATCCCGCTCGCCACGGCAACGCTGGCCCAGCTCAAGGCCGGCATGCAGATCGCCCGCGACGACCTGCCGCGCGGCATCACCCTGCAGTATGGCCGCCTGAAGTACACTGTCACCGGCACGGCGCCGACGACGGGCAAGATCACCGCCGGCATCGTCGCCGGTGTGCAGTCGAACGGGGTCGCCCTCTGATGCGCGTCACCGCCGTCCGCAAGGGCTACTTCGGCGGCAAGATCCGCGACGCCGGGGAGGTCTTCGATCTCCCCGACGCGCTGATGAAGATGAAGCCGTCGTGGGTGGAGGCGGAGGGTGCGGCGAGTGTCAGTGCTTTCGCCGAGCCGGACGCCGAAACGCCTCCGGCCGACGCCAAGCCGGAAGCCCGCAAACGCGGCCGCAAACCGAAGGTGGCTCCGGCCGAAGAAACTACTCCCACCGGCAACGGCCTGACCGAAGCCCTGGGTGGCCCGCCGCCCGATTGGATTCCGGGAAATATCAGCGACTGA